CAGAACGAAAGATTCTATTCCCTAAACGATGTATCAGGTCTTGTTTGTTATCAAGCAGAACTTTGGTATAAAAGAGATGGAGAAATAAACAGCTTCGATATAAACTCTTCGATTGCCGCGTTCAACAGTAAGGGCAAAATGGACGATGAGTGCTTTAAGAAGGTATCTACCGATGCACTTACGAAAGGATTATCTAAGTTAGGATTTAACGCTGATATTTTCTTGGGAATGTGGGACGATAACAGATACGTTAATCAAGTAACGGAGAAGTTTAAGACTAAGGCTGTGTTAACTCAGACTCAATTAGAGGCAATGACAAAAGCTATTGTTGCGGGTAAGGGAGATGTTGTGAAATCTAAGATGGGAGATTATTCCATTACGAAAGAGCAATCCTTAGAACTCAAAAAAGCTTTCGATGCAGCTTCGTAAGGGACAAGTCCAAACAGCCTTGATAGATGCGGATATTATGCTCTATCGGGCTGCGTGGAAACACGAGGGCGGCAGCGTTGAAGAAGCTTTCGAAACTATAGATGCAATGTTTGAACACATTTTTTATGTTACGCATTGCACTGGTTATTTGGGGTTTCTCACAGGAAGGTCTAATTTCAGAAAAGAAATAGCCGTAACAAAACCATACAAAGGCAATAGAAAGGATTTAATCTTACCCGAACATTTTTATGCCATTAGAGAATACTTAGTGGAAACTTGGGAGTGTAAGGTTACTGAATTTATTGAAGCCGATGATGCTATGGGTATTTGTCAGAGCGAAATGGAAGATACTATTATTTGTAGCATAGATAAAGATATGTTACAGATTGAAGGCTTTCATTATAATTGGAATAAGAACGAGGTTTCTTTAGTTGATAAGGAATCAGCAGAAAGACTTTTCTATAAGCAAATACTTATGGGGGATTCTACAGATAATATTGTGGGGATTCCTAAAGTCGGTGACAAAACCGCAGAAAAGATTCTAGACAAAATCGAGAATATTACGATGACTGAGGCTATTTGCATAGAGGCTTATATGAAACATTATAAGGATTATGAATTGTCAGTAACTAAGATGATGGAAACAATGGATTTAGTTAAGATAGCTACGTCTAGTTCTGACTCTAGGTTTCCTGAGAAATTTGAAGTACCTGAAGTTAGTTATGTTTTCTAAGTTATATACACTACATTTGTAATATGAAAAACAAGATACAGGATAGCATAAAGCGTATGGTCAATGATAATGATACCGTTCTTATTGCGGTAGGAAATTATACAGAAGACGAAGAGCTACAAATTGAGTTCGCTGTTAATGCAAGTGATGAGGAATTATTCTCAGCATTAGTGGAGTTATTTAAAAATAGTGAAATCAAAGATGAGGCAAGGAAGGCAATCCTCTTTTCTGATTATGGTAAAAAAGATGCCGATAACCTAAACTTAAATTAATAAATTATGCAGAACACAATCAAGGGGACTTTACTAAAGGTCTTAGATGTAGAAACAGGAACAACTCAAGCAGGAAAAGAATGGAACAAGAGAGCTTTCGTTGTAAAGACAGACGACAAATTCCCGAAAGAGGTTTGCTTTACGCTCTTCGGAGAAAAAACAACCCTGATAGATTCGCATCAGTCGGGAAGCGTAGTGGACGTTCACTTCAATCTTTCTTCAAGAGAGTACAACGGTAAATATTATCACAACATAGATGCGTGGAAAATAGACGCGTCAGAAATAATTGCTGAACAATTACCCGACAATGGTTACCAAACGGCGAAGAAGGACGACTTACCTTTTTAAATAAAAATTAGTCTTAAAATGTAGAGGGGGGTTCGCCCCCTTTACTTAACCAATAAAGTGTTTAGTTATGTCAAAAGACAGCAAAGTATCTCAAACAGAGATGAACAAAAGAATCAAACAAGTTACAATGGAAGCGGAATTTCGTTTCAAATGTCTAGAGTTGGCAAGTCCAATGTCTAAGGATATTAAATCGCTAACGGAAAATGCTACAAAGCTTTACGATTATGCGTTCCATATTACCCCTGAATTAGTTAATGCTCACAAGGCTAAGACTGAAGCGGTTGATGTTAAAAATTAGAGTAGATTGCATTGAGGCTTTAAGTTTTGTTTCCAACCTCACAGGTGTTTCAGAAGCGAATATATTATCTAAGAAAAGAAATAGAGACTACTCTGTCGCTAGGCATTTTCTAAGGTACTACTTACGTAAAAATTCTAAGATGACACTTAAAGAGGTTGGGAGCATTACTAGCTCTCATCACGCAACTGTAATTCACTCAGTACAATTCGTTCACGATTACTCGGAATACGACACGACATTCAAGTTATACAAGGATTGTATTGACCGTAGAGTGTTAGTAAAACCGTTAACGTCTAGGGATTTAGTGAGTCAGATAATCAGGAGTCAGAAAAGTAGTCACGCTAAATGTAACTTAATTATGGAACTAATAACTAAAGAGAAAAATGAATCATCTAGAGCAAATCAATAGAGGTCACTCAAGAGCGGTTGTAACTATATGTTTAAAAGACCAAGAAGCAACGTACTTTTCTAGCGTAAGAAATTGTGCTAAGTACCTAGATAGAAATCCCGCAGCCGTAACCAAGGTGTGTCAGGGAGCGTGGAATACCTGCAACAAGCATAGAGTATTTTACGAGGAAGATTATGAAAAGGAATTTGGGAAGATTCTTAAAGATTGGGAGGACTAAACTATGAGCAGAGAATTTAAGGGAATATGGATACCTAGAGAGATTTGGTTATCCACAGAATTATCTATGCAAGAAAAAGTATTCTTAGCAGAGATACATAGTCTTGACAACGAGCAAGGGTGCATAGCTAGTAATGCTTATTTTGCTGAGTTCTTTCAGCTTAGTAAGTCTAGCGTAAGTAGAATAATATCAAACCTTTCAGCTAAGGGGTTGTGCGATGTATCATTGATATACAAGAACAACAAAGAGGTTGATAGGAGAGTTATTCGTTGCACTAAATACGGCGATAAAGAGGTTAAAGTGCTGAAGGTTGTTGCTGATGCACCACCACGTACACCAACCCTTGAGGCGGATACTAAGGGTATTAAGGAGATTCTTGACTACCTAAATCTTACCGCAAAGAAAAGATACAGAGTAGGTTCAGCATTTAATAAAGTAATCAACGCTAGGATTAGTGAAGGTTATAAGTTAGCTGACTTTAAGCACGTTATAGATGTGAAGTGTAGTCAATGGATTGATACGGACTTTGATAAGTTCCTAAGACCATCAACTCTATTCAGCATTAGTAAGTTTCCTGAATACCTTTCGGAGAAATTCATTAGAGGAAAGAAAGAACTTATAGAAGATGTTGCTAAAGCTCAAAAAGGATTCTACGATGTATAAGATAAGTAACAAGGATGATATAAAAAGATACGCAGGAAATATATTCAGAAATGGATTACCTAAAGGCGTATCAACGGGAATCCCTAATCTAGACCCTCACTATAAATATAGGAAAGGCGAGTTAGATGTTATTATGGGGTTAGCCAATATTGGAAAAACTACAACTATGTTTTATTTGATGCTTAACGCTTCAATGAGATACGGTTGGAAGTGGCTTTGTTACTGTCCTGAAAACGAACCTGTTGGGGATATGATTTCAGACATAGCAGAGATGCTTGTAGGTAAGAGTGCGGATAAAGATAGGTCTGATAGAATGAACAACCTAGAATTTAGTACAGCTATAGACTGGGTATTAGACCACTTTACTATAATAACTTTTGAAGAGCAACCTTCAGCTACTCAAGTGCTAGATGCTTTTGAGGAACAAATGGAAGTTATTAAATATGATGGGTGTTTAATAGACCCCTTGAATGATTTAAGAGTAGAATCGGGATTTAGTAAGTACGACTACTATTACAATATGCTATCAAGCATAAGGAGATTTAAGCAAAAGCACAATGTCAAATTCATTCTAACGACTCACGCAGGAACTGCAGCGGCTAGAAAGAAAGATGATAAAGGGAGAATCCCCGCACCATCAATGTACGATGTAGAGTTTGGAGGTATGTTCGCAAACAGAACTGACAACTTTATAGTTATACATAGGCACTTAAACAGCGAACAATGGGACGTTACTGAAATCCACGTAAGGAAGATTAAGTTCCAAAAGCTAGTAGGACTACCGACTCAAGACGATAGACCTGTGTATTTGAAATTCTCTCCAAAAAGCTGTAGATTTACTTATCTAAATGAGACAAGGGGTGGGCATTTCGTTGACCCTATGGCTACATTAAACGTAACTAAAGAAGATAAACAAGAATTAGATTTTTAAGATATGGGACGACTAAAAGCATTTTTAATCAACGAGCAAATGAGATTAGAGGGAAACTACAGAGAACGTGACCACTACGAATATTTAGCTTGGAGAAGACAACTAGAAATAGACGAAAGAGAATATGAAGAAAAAGAAAGAATTAGGTCTTTATCATTCAAACAAGAAGGTGAGGACTCGAATAGACGAGCTATTGACGCAGAATGCTAGGAATGTTTCCTGCTTCGGAACGGATAGCATCTACGACTTAAAAACTCAAAAAGCTTTTGATAAGGCTTGGGAAGATATTGAGGAGGAAATAAAGACATTAGACGAAGTATTTTATAACGTAATATCAAAACAAGATGACTGACAAGACGAAGAAAACAGCAGAAGAATTAAAGAAAGAAGAAGTTGCAAGAGAAACGTGGGATTCGTGGCTAGATGCTTTGGAAGGTCAAGACCAACCGAAGGCTTGTAGTATTGATGACGAAGATTGCGAGGCTTGCGGTAGTTAATTTATTACGAGAGGTGACTGCGTGAGTGTTGCTAAAGGAATCTTGAAATGGATTTAAAAGTCAGCGTTGGGGAGGGCGGGATTCCTTCCCAACTATGGACTAACTAAAACAAGACTAAGAGATGAAATTGCAAACACCAAAAGAGTACAGTGAGTGGCTTGTTGATTTACAAGTAGAAGGGCAGACTGTATATGCGTGGGCTATTGCTGAATACATTAAATCCTATGCTAACCAACGAGTAATAGAAGAATTGGACTGCATAGAAGAAAAAATACCTAAGGATTACTATGATGATGAATTGTTAGCTATTAGTGAAGGAATACGAAAAAGAATCAAAGAACTAAAACAAAGCTAAGATGAGCCATACAAGAAGGAAAGCATACACTAAGGCTAAGGCAGTTGATAAGTCTTGTCGTAATGGTGGCTCTTGTCCTTATTGTAAAGGTAATAGGCTATATAAGAATCTAAAGAAGACCGACAAAAATGAAAGTTACATTACAATCAATTACGCCACAAGCAGAGCAGAACATAGTTGAGATAGCTAGAGTATCATCAAGCAGAAAGGATAAGACAGCCAAACCTGAAGGGTTACTTAACTACTTAATCAATCATAAGCACTACAGCCCTTTTGAGCACGCCTATATGACTTTAGAGATTGAAACGAGCAAAGCTATAGGGATTCAATTAATACGCCACAGAAGCTTTACTTTTCAAGAGTTCAGTCAGAGGTATCAAGATGTTAATAGTCTAGATGATTTGTTCGAGCCGATTGAGATTAGAAAGCAATGTGAGGATAATAGACAGAGTTCCACAGAAGTATTCGACCCTTTAATTGAATACAAGACAGGTAGTTTTCCTGCATCAAATGAGATAAATTATGCGTTAAATGCTTGTAGGGATACTTACAATAAGTTAATAAAAGCAGGGGTTGCTAGGGAAGTCGCAAGAATGATTCTACCTATGACCACTAAGACTAAAATATATATGACGGGTTCTCTTCGTAGTTGGATTCATTTCTTTGATATAAGAGATAGTGAACACGCTCAAAAAGAGATACAGTTGATAGCACAAGAAGGGAAAGAGGTATTTAAGAAAACCCTACCAATTATAAGTAAAGCTTTAAAGTATTAAATTATGGCTGATATAGCAATGTGTTCAGGTGAGGGTTGCTCACTAAAAGAAACTTGCCACAGGGTAAGTGCAGAGCCTTGCAAGTATATGCAATCATACTTTGCTAGACCCCCATACAAAGGAGAGGACGAAAACGGTAGGAGTATATGTGATATGTATTGGGAAAGACATAAACCTAAAAAATAATTATGCAGATAGCAGAGGAATCATTAAAAGTTCTAAGGGAGTCACAGACAAACTCAGATGAGAATAACTATATGCACGGGTATTCAACGATGCTTATAGAAGTGAATAAAATGAAGGAAGAATTGGAGGCTGTATCTAACAAACTAAATGCTACCACCTACTCAAAGAAATCTTCTAGAGTTCTAGATTTAGAAAATAGCTTAATAACATTTAACGAATGCTTCTTCAAGATGATGTACTACAAGCAGGAGATGCTGACTTGGAAGCAGAAATATTTGGAGAAGGAGTTTGAATTTGTTAACTTCGTAACCAAGAATATAGATAAATGAATAAAGTAAATAAGAATGAATTGGAAGAAAAGAAAAAGCCCTGTAAGGAGTGCCGCTGTAAAGGCGGGGTTCAGAAGCGGTCTAGAACATCGTGTATGGAAGAATCTAGTTCAAAGAAAACAGAAAGGAATACAGTACGAAACATTAAAGATTAAATACGTTATCCCCCTGAGTGAACACTCTTATACCCCCGATGTGATACTCCCTAACGGAATCATATTGGAGGTTAAAGGGCGTTTAATGAAAGCAGATAGGGATAAACATAAACTAATCAAGGAACAACACCCTGATTTAGACATAAGATTTCTATTCCAAAATGCAAATAACAAGATAAGAAAGGGTAGTCAAACGACTTACGCTCAATGGTGTGAGAAAAATGACATCAAATGGTGTGAGAAAATCGTGCCTGACGCTTGGTTGAAGGAAGTATTATAGTATATTTGACTATTCCCTGTTTATCTCTGCATAGTTTGTGTTTTTGGTTAGACACATTGTAGCCCTTACTTTTTGTAGGGGTTACTTATTTTCAGTAACTTCGCTTTATGGAAAAACAATTTAGACCACGATTATCCGAATTTGAATGGGATATAGTCAAAAGAGTACGTAACTCTAAACCACGTACAACAGGAAACGTCTTAGTTATTGGTGATATACACGAGCCTTTCTGCTTAGATGGTTACTTAGAGCATTGTAAAGCTCAAATGGTAAAGTATCAATGTACAGAGGTCGTCCTTATAGGCGATGTAATAGACTCCCACTACTCTAGCTTCCATCGTGCTGACCCTGATGGTTACGGTGCAGGAGATGAGCTAGAAAGAGCTATAGACAAGATTCACCATTGGCACAATGCCTTCCCAATCGCAAAAGTATGTATAGGTAATCACGATGCAATCGTTAGGCGTAAAGCTTTTGATTGCGGATTATCTAAGGCTTGGATTCGTGATTTTGATGAGGTGCTTGGAGTTGAAGGTTGGGATTTTAAAGAAGACCACACTATAGACGGAGTTCTGTATGTTCACGGAACAGGGACTTCAGGTAGAAGTGCTGCTGCAAACAAATCTTTAGAGTACGGAAAACCCGTAGTTCAAGGGCATATCCACACGGAAGCTTCTGTAATTTATACAGGTAGAGCAGGTTTGTGGGGAATGCAAGTGGGTTGTGGTGTAGATAGAGAATCCTATGCAATGGCATACGCTAAGTACTTTCCAAAAGCTTATAAATTATCTTGCGGAGTTGTACTGAACAATGGAACTTTACCTATAGTTATTCCTTATGAAAAAGACTGATAGTAGTAGGATTATCTACGCTGCATTAATGATATTGGTATACACCCTTGCTACTTGCTGTCAGGGGCGTATACCGTAGCAGCAGCCAAAGCAAACATAACTAAATGTTGCCAAGTGACTTCACCTGCTACCTCTGTTTGATGTACTGCGGCAATGGCAATGACACCCCCAATAGTTCTTTTACTAGACCATTTTCCGTTCTTATCCTTAAACATCTTAGGGATAATAAAGGACATAAGTTTAGCTCCCGTTGCGATTAATGGATTTACCACAGGTTCTATATTTTCGAGTTCTTCCTCTTTTAACTTTCTATTTTTCCTTCGTAGTCCCATAGTTCGGAATAAAGTATTCTAACATCTTGTCTATCTTACCAAAAATAGCGTCATCTTTTACGCTTGGAGTAAGCCTTACAAACACTTTAGCCATAGCCATTAAAGCTACTAATACTGCTAAGATATTCGTCCCGTTTGTTGTTACAAATTCAATCATAGTTTCTAGATTATAGTTATGTAAAATGAATCAGGAAGTATTTCAAGTAAGTCATCCATAGTATCTCTACTAGAAGTAACATCTAACTCCCCATCTTTGTTTATGTCTGCGTAGGATTTTCCTACAGATATACACCCTCTTAGTTGATAATGGTAGTTAGCTGAGTGAATCAACACGTACTCCCTATCTTCAACGTCTTTTAATATGAAGTGCTCTCCGTGTTTAACAGAGAACCTTATTACTGCACGATATATCCCCATAGGGATACAAGAAATGCTTCTTTTATTTTCTTTCCACGATAACTCTAAAGACTTACAAGTGTAAACCTCTTCAAGGTTATCGTGTATAGTTATCTTTCCTAGTGTTTCTTTACCCGTATCCTCTAATCTATTTAGAACTACTTTCATAGCCTTAAACCGTAAAGTTAGGGGAGTGTCTAGAATACTGATAACCCATAGTAACCCTTAAAGTTTCCGTACCACCTCCACCGTGACCTCTATTTTGTATGAATGCAAATACCTTTTTTCCTTTAGGTATCTTTAAACTAGGGGAAGCTGAAGACTCAAAAGCGTAACTTGTTGAAGCTGCAGCACAAGTGATTGTCGGCACGGTACATATATGAACTCCGTTCTCTAAATTAGATGCAGCCCCCTCGTCACTATCATAATAGAACAACTCTATGTCAATATCTCCTGTTTGAGATAAGTTAAGTATAGTTCCAAACACTTTGAAGTTAGATAACTCAAAAGGAACGTCAACGCCCATATTAGCGTAAAGACCTGTAACAGAAGGGATTGACACACTACTAACCGTGTTAGTGGTGTATTGACTCCAAGAGTAACTATTCCAACCCTGAGTCTGACTACCGAAATACCATCTATTATTAGCACTTGAAGATATGTAAAATGAAGTATTCATTAATACCCCGTAAGACTTATCGTCAGCTAGGATAGGTACGGATTTGACTAAAGAATGAAGGAAAGCTCTTATGTTCTCTAATTTAAAACCACCCTTCACGTTAGTCTTAAACTTGTCTTCAATAAAATAAAGTAAGTTATCTCTGTTAGCTATCTCGTTAGAAGTTACAGGAGTGATTGTCCCTGACCTATTTTGAGCACTAAATTTTAATGAGTAACTTGACGCTTGGTCGTTATAATCGGGAGTACTAGCCATTATCCTTCTTTTTGGTTATTAACTGAAATAATCTAATAGCGGTATATGTAACAGCCATAATTAAGGAGAATATCCTTAACCCTTGTTCGACTTGAGCCATAGTTGAGAACATTACTGCTCCACCGTTAACTACGGAAATCTCAACCGCATCTTTTATTCTACTAGCTATAGTATCGTTCATCGTTATTTTTATAAAATACTGTTATTTCTTTTGTTTCCGTAAGCTAGTATTCCGCCAATTCTCTTGACGTTATCTCCGTTTATGAATCTAGTGTTCTTGATGTTTTCGTAATTTGCATAAACACCTTTATTCTCAGGGTCTTGGATAAAACGCATCATATCTTCTTTAAGAATCTCAGCCTTACGAAATGTATCATCTTTAAGTATAGACATCTCAGAGCCATCGACAGGGTCACTCCAATCATCATCATTCGTAACAACCCCTGAAGAAGTAGTATTGTATTGCATATCGTTTAGAACCTCATATTTAACATATAAAGCTAAACAAGGTCTAATATATCTAGTCATTAAGGTAGCTTCCTCATTACTCCAAGTATAAGAGCTTCCACCACCCTGCCTCAGTTTACCCCAAAAGTAATCCCCTAAATGCTCTTTAAGGTGAGTTATCTCGGCTATAAGGATTGTATTAGAGTCTATAATAGACGAATCCATATTGGCGTTAGTCATAGCCATTTTAACTACGTCTGCAGCGGTGATTAAGTTGTCGTATTGTCTAAAGTCTATAGCAGCCATTAATCTTTATCTTTTAGGTTTTCTAAATAAACGTCATCTAAGTCAGGACGTTCTTCAAGACCTATCAAAGCTCTAAGTTCGTTAACATCTGCAATTCTAGATATATCTATATCAGCAGCGAAACCAATAGGGGATTCAAATTGAACTTCCATAGAGGAAGAATCTAATCCTAAAACCTTACCTATAGCAGACCGCATAGGTTTAAATACTTGTTCTATAGTATCTTGTATTACAGTCCTCATAACTAGGTCGTAAGAAATTCTAATCTCACTACCTGTGTTATTCATTTTCCCACTAGAAACAATACCTGATAATGCAGGTTGCCATCTATGAGCTGTAACTATATTGTTACGGGTAAGTTCTTGATATTCCATAAAAGAACCATCTTTATCGTCCTTTAGAATCTGAACATTAGAACCACCACCTGTACCTGCTCCATCCTTAATTAAGAAAAGAATCTTTCCATTGTTACCTTCACCCGTAAGCTTATCTTGAGCTAAAGAAATTAAATCTTCAGCCTCAGAATCACTCATAGCTCCATCTATCTCAATAATAGCAGAAGGCATAAATCCGTTTTCAAACTTAGAACGATTGTACTTTTGGATTAGGTAATCAATTTCTATTGAACCACTTTCAGCGGCAGCAATATAATCAGGGATACCGTATCGTTGGAATCCACTTTCGTAATCTTTAAACATAAGAACAGAACGACCATTCTTGAAGTTAGGGAACATCGGTACGTGACGAACCTCTTTATCTTCTAATTCGTAATGAGTCCAATCGGGGTTTATGTACACGGAGTCCATATTCTTACCGACCCTAACCATAGTTGAATCAATGTGATACATATTACACCCACCTTCGTATTCAACAAATTCAATGTATGAATTACCGAAAGTGTAAAAGTCGTCTACAACTAACCTAAAAAGGTTTCTAAGGGATTGAGCTTGAGGGTTAACCTCTTTTATAAACTCGTCCAATTTTGCGTTAATAGAAGTTATCTTACTTCCCGCTGTGTATGTAGCCTTTTGAGATAGAATAGCCCTGTGAGTACTAGACTTTCGTTTTAACTCAGCAAGGTATTGAGGGAATAGATTATCCTCACCGAACTTATAAAACTCTTTAGAAGTCAAATTATACTGCTTCTCAGTAAATATAGGCATAGGGGCTAAATCAACTATGTCGAATTTAACACGTCCACTTGCTTTTTTGCTTATAGTAGTAGAAGTAGAACTAGCTACAAACCTACCGACAGAATCTCTTTCTCTTTTAGCCAAACTTATAGTATAAAATTATTAAACAAATATAAGAAAATAAAGGGCTACTCCCGTAGTTTCACCCTTCATATTCTCTATATAAATAAAGTTAGCTATTAAGCAGCTACTTGTCTAGGCTCTTCACCTTGAATACCTGATAATTTTAA